TTACGTTATTTTGTCGAGCACCACATATTCGCGCCCGTACTCCGTTTCATAGCCGAGCATGATAACGCGGTCACCACTTTGCAGCGTTGCCACACTCGCTCCGATTAAAACATCTTCCGCATCCAGCACGCGATCTACCCCGTCGACATCAATCCGCAGACTAGGCGAGCCGCTCGTCACTCGGCCGAAGCGTACGAGGACGTCATGGTTCGCGCCTGTCGTTCTAATTAAATCGACGAATTTCGAATATGTTCCGCCTTCTTTCATGTATTCGCCTCCTTATACTCCCGCCGGCAAATCGCCAACTCGCGTTACATTTAAACTCATCGTATGTTGCCCGTTTTCATACGTGTGTGTATGCGCAGTTACCCGGTACAACCCAACGATGCCCGACGACTGCTCGCGAAAATAGGCCCGCCGGCCGGCTCGTACAGCGTCCATGCCGAGTGCGTCTATACTTGCCTCGTCGTCAATCTGCGTCAGCTCGTCAAACCTTTCGGCCGCCGCATTACGTACTTCCGACCGGCTAACGTCACTGCCGCTGTATGACTCGCGGGCTGTCGTCAGGCCATAGCGGTCGATGTGCTGCTGCGATGTTTTGCGTTCTTTATATTCGTCGTCTTCGCCGCCAGTCATGATTAACCGGCCACGCATGTCCTCGATGGACTGCGAGTAGTTGGCGCTCATGATACTTTGTCCTTCTTCGATCACCCGGCCAGGCGTGAAAAACGATTCTTCGCGCAGTGCTACGTTTCCGCGAAAATTGTATAGGACGTAACGCTTTCCGGTTTGCTTCTCCGTCTTTTCAATCGCCTTTTTAAACGTAGAGAAAAGCGTTTCATTTTCTACGCTTAACTTCGGAATTACATAACCCGTGTCGTCTATCGCGTTGACGCCCAAGTCGAACTCACGGCAGAGGCGGCGCAAAATATCGCCAGCCGTCTGCTTAGTAAACTTTCGCGTGATTTCGTTCTTTGTCAGGTAAGCATTCGTATCGTAGGCCGTCAGCGTTTCCATCAATTCGGCATCAATATCGCGATTAAAAATCCGCCCGCGAAACCACTCCACGCCGTGATTTTTGAAAATCAACCAGTCTCCGTTGTCGAAGTTAATCCGCCGGTCGCGCCCGTTGACGGAATTATACAGCGATACTTCCAGCGTGGCATATGCCGTGTTAATGTCGTCGGTGCTTTGGACCTGCGTCACCAGGTCGGTCACATCGGCAGTCCGTGCACCGTCGTCGTGTTCGACCTGTATGTCGGCATATCCGTGCACCATCATCGGCCGGCTCATGCTCCCGACACCTGCGCTTTTTCAATTCTGCTGTACAATTGCGCCGCGATCTTGTCGATGTCGGAGTCGTTACGGACAGTCATGTTCTGCACGGTCACATTCACACCGCCACCGCCGCCGGACTGACCATTCCGCCATGCTTCGGCATCATTTCGGTCGAGTACGGCCTCGCCGCGGTGTAGTCTTGCGTGGTAGCCATCGTAAGGTACGCTGTCGAGGCCGTGGAAATGCCCGCTACCTCTGCCGGTCACGCCGTCAACAAGGCCGCTGGCTGCACGGCCGCCCAAACTGCGCAGACTGCCCATGCCGCTGGATACGGTATCAACCGCCCATTTAGCAGCGCCGCCAAGTGCGCCCATCGCCGACTCAAAGCCGCCCACGATACCATCGACGATCGACGAGCCGAGTTCTGCAAACGAATCTTGTACGCTGCTGATCATGCTGCGGACTTTACCGGGGATTTCGCCAATGAAGTCCGCGATGGTCTGCGGCAGATCGCGAATGATGTCGGCCGCGTTGTCATACGCATTTTGGAACCATTCTTTAAAGTCGCCGGCAAAGTCGGTCAGGATCGTAACGCCGCGGTCTTTCATGTCGCCGAGGAACTCCGCTGTTCGACCCGGTAGCTTTCCCAGCCATTCGACTGTATTATCGTAAGCCTGCGAAATGTAGTCGCGAAAGATGCCCGGCAGTTCCGCCAGCAGCGCGACCACACGGCCGACCATATAGCCGAGCCAATACGCGGCGTCAGCAGGTAGCTGCGTGAATATGTATACGACAATCTCGCGCGCTCGTTCGATGGCGGAAGCAATACCTTCGCGGATGGCCTCAAACCGTTCGATCACGGCCGTTCGCAGCGCCGAGACTGAATCGGTCACGGAGTCGCGAATACTAGCGAAGGCTTCCACCAGGGCCGCCCACAATTCGGACGCTTTGGCCGTTACGAGGTCCCAGTTCCGGTAAAGTAGCACGCCGGCCGCGACCACTGCCGCGATAGCTGCCACGATCCAGCCGAGCGGCGAAAGTAGTAGCGTTTTCGAGAACAGCAGTTTCGCCTTCGCCATCAAGCGGAACACCGTCGCCAGGTTCCGCCCGACGCTGACCATCATCGACAACGCCAGCATGGCCGGCCCGATTGCCGCTGCCAGGGCGCCTGCTGCGAGTGCTGCCCGCTGCTGGTCGCCGCTGAGATCCCCAAACTTGCGAGCCAGGTCAGAAATAATTTCCACGCCGCCTTCGAGCGCCGGAATCAGTGCGTCGCCTACTTCGATGAGGAAGTCCTCGATAGCCGACCGCATTTCGCGCATCGAGCCGCCAAAGGTGTCCTCCATGATTTCGGCTTGCTCCGCTGCGGCTCCGGTTGAGTCGCGGATAGTATCTTCAAGCTCCATGAATCCTTCGCGGCCGTCCTGCAGGAAAACCTCCATCCCCTTCATCGCCTGACGTCCAAAGATGTCCTGCATGGCGTCGGCCCGATCAGCGCCGGAAAGGCCGTCCATACCTTCCTTGATGCCCGCAAGAATATTCGGAAACGACTTCATTTCGCCCTCAGCATCGAATATGCTAAACGCGTAGTCTCCGATCGCTATCTTGCCGTTCTCGGCCGCGTTTTGCAGGTCGGACAGCACGGCAACCATCGACGTACCTGCTTTCGATCCTTTAAGGCCGGAATCTGAAAGTATACCGACCGATGTAGCCGCTTCCTCTAAGTCCATTCCCGCAGCGTTAGCTATCGGTGCAAGGTACGACATCGCCTGGCCGAGCTGGTTGACGTCGGTGTTTGCTGACGCCTGTGCTTTCGCGAAAATGTCCGAGGCCTTGCCGGCGTCCTCTGCGCCCATGCCAAATGCTGACATTGTATCAGTCAGAATATCAGCAGCGGATGACATTTCGACACTTCCTGCGCTGGCTAGGTCGAGCACGCCCGGCAATGCTTCGACTGATTCCGCGGCATCCCAGCCGGCCAGTGACGTATATTCTAGCGCACTAGCCGCCGCGCTCGCGCTGTGGGCCGTAGTGGCTCCGGCTTCCCGGGCGGCGCCCTCCATCCGCGCGAGTTCGTCAGACGATGCGCCTGATACTGCCTGTACGCGCGCCATGCTATCTTCGAAGTTTGACGCAGTATAAACGGCCGCGCCTGCCGCGCCGACCAGGGGCGCCGTGACTTTCTTCGACATCGCCTTGCCGCCGTCGCTCAGTTTCTTCTGCGCCTTCTCCAGGCCGCCCATTTTGCCCTCGAATTTGCCGGCGGCACTTTTGGCCTTGCCCATTTGTGAGGTAAATTCGTCGCGCAGCCGCAAGACTGCTTCGAGGTTCATAGCCATTCGGCCATCACCTCGGCATCGTACGCTTTCTTGGCTTTATCGAAGTGCTTTCGGAACTTTTTGCGCTGACCTGCGTTGAACGCCTGTGCTGCTTTGTATACGTTGTTGGCGTATGTATAGCCGCCTGTGCCGCGGTCATAAAGCGCCCGGACGGCCAGGATTTCGTCAAAGTCCGCTTGTGATGCATGGTCCGCCGCAGTAATACGTTTGATAACCTGCGTTATGCGATCAAAATTGCGAATATTTTCCATGATAAAACGCTCCCTTCTGCGTGATTTCGTATAAAAAAAGACCCGCACCAACGAGGGCACGGGCTAACAACGAGCTTGTAGGAAAGCTCAAAAAGGAGAACATTCCGCTCCGGGTGAACTAATCCCATCATCGCAGCTTGCCGTATATTATTCCGCTAGTTCCCGAACTTCCGCGGCATCCAGCATTACACCGAAGTCCGGCCGCTTTTTGCCGTACAGAATCCGCTTGTTTCGCATCAGCCCGCCGCTCGGCGTTTCTTCGAAATACATGCCGATTTCATCCGCTGCCTTGTAGTGAGCCTGCTCGGCGTCTGCGTTCGCTTTTCTGGCACGGTCGGCCAGTTCGCGCTGCTTTTCTGCGAGTGCTTGGGCTTCTTGCTCGATCTGGGCGAGTTCCGCTTTTCTGGCGGCGTTTACCTCATCCGCGATGTTGCCAGCCAGTCGATCGAGTTCCGCGTCCTGCGAGGGGTTGCCGTTGAGGACGCCTTTTCGACGCTGGTCTTTGAGAAAGCGAATTCGCGTTTCGAGCTTCTGCTGCTTTTCGTGCAGTTCGAGCTGCTTATCTACGCTGACTTCGCCCTCAATTTCGAGGGCAAGGCGTTCAATTTCGGCCTGTTCGGCTTCGATCGCTTCTTTTATTTGCTGCTGGCGCTGACGGCCAGGCTTGGCGTCCTTCTTGAACCGCTTCATTTCGTCCTGTAGTTTTTTAGAAAATTCCATGCTTATACCTCCAGTCCGATGATTCGTGCGTGTGCCTGCTCTTGGATCAGTTCCAACGTAAATTCGCCGAGGATGGTTCCGTTCACACTGTCGCCGGTAGTGCTAAGTAGTTCATGAGTGAATGGGCGGAGTGGCCGAACTTTGACACGATTCATGTCGACGATAAATACTTCATTGTCCTTGAGGTTTTTGTTTATTACGAAATCGAACGTCCCAAAGTCGTTGACGAGTTGATCCACGACGTTCCCGCGAGTATTGTCCTGACGCTCCAGGCGAACATGCTCCGCTCCCATTCGGCTGATCTGCCGCTTTTGCGAAGGTGACACCATGATCTTGTAATCCGTCTGGCTGCGTAGGGCGCCCGCTTCAAAAAGCGACTGAATCGCGTCATTCAGGATTTCCGCGGTGAGGTCGTTTCCCCCAGCGTCGATAACGTTCGTCTCGATAAACGAACGGACACCGCGCATCTGCCTTACTGTGCCGCCCTGGCCTTCGTATTTCTGGCCGTTGACGAGCGCCTTCTCCAGTTGCAGCGATAGTTCCGTCAGCTTTTTCGCCTGCTCGTAGTTATACAAATCTTCGATGCCAGTCAGAGAAACAGCCTGCGCCGTGCCGGTCACACTGATCGTTTCGTCAAAAATCTGCGTAATGTTTGATACCTGCTTTCGCGCCTTATACCTCGATTCCCCGGCGTCAGCGCCTTCGGCTCCTTCGCGAAAAAGCACCTCGACGGTATCACCTTTCTGATAAGCTGCGGCTTCTGTGCCGTGTAGGCCACGTTCCACTTCGAGCGTGTTTTGCGTGTGATTGACGCCTGTAACCTTCAGGAGTTCCTCGTCGATCTTAATCTGATGGCCGATCATGAACGGCTCCGTATCGTCAACGAGGATTTCTTCATCTGCCGCGGCTACGTCGTCTTTTAGCTTGGTTTCAAAGCTGAATGTGCTGTCCTCAAACCATGAGTGTTTCACATCCAAGACTGGTTCACCAAAGCCTGTGTATTGAAGAATCGGAATCTGGTGTTCGTTCAGCAGAAAGACCTGATCCTCTACTGATTCCTGTACGCCTACGAGTTCATTCAAGTATACTTTTGCCATAAATATCCTGCTCCTTTTTTAGTTAAAAATAATTTGGTCGATATTACTCACGTACTGCCCTACGTGCTTATAACCTAGTTCTTCCGCGTCATCATACGCCCTGTCCTTCGCAAATTTCGCCGCTACATCTAGTGGCATCGCGTTATATTCCACGCTACGTGTGCGCATAAGCTCGCCGGTTGATTCGTCGAGTACCTTCGTTCTTACATTTACATAACCGATCGAATCCGGTGGCTCGACGGTGACGATTATCGTACAGCTTTTAATTTCGTTGGTCATATTTACGCCTCCTTTAAAGTAGGCCGATGCTTTCCGCTGCTTCTCTGTTCAGCCTCGGATAATTCCTCGCCCCGCGTTTTTGCTTCAAATCCTGTTCGCGCTGTTGGAAAGCGGCTTTCTTCTGCAGCGCTTGATCTTTGGTTTCATATGTATTATTCTTCCTTTTCATCGAACGTTACCTCCTTTCCCCATAGTCTGTTATGTCATCACTTAGAAGCCGCTTTTTAGGGTGTCGGCTGTATTACCCTTCAGCGCCTTTTTTCGATTCTCACACGCACGCACAGGCGGCCATTTTCGCCCAATATGCCGTATTTTGGCCTTTTTAACTGTTGACATGACGTCGTGCCTCGGCCTGGTATTCGCGAAGTTTCTGCCGGCGGTGAATATCCGCACAAGTATCGCAGCGCTGCTGACGATTGCTTCGCGGCTCGAAGTCGGCCTCACAATCGACGCAGACTTTGACGTTATGCGCGTCCGGGCTGCCCGCGATAATCTCCCAGTATTCCTGCACAAGCCGCTCGTCGGCCGGCAGTAGGACGCGCTCAAATTGCGGACAGCGGCGGTGGCCGATAAAGCCCGGCGCAAAAAGTTGACAGGTCGCCTCGCCGTTTACTTCCGCCCGACAGCCTCCGGCCCCTGTAAAGTTGGCACAGGTGGCCGCTAGTTGGCCCGCCTGGCGATCGACCTTCTTCGTGCGAGGTGTTTCGCGGTGGTAGTAGTCGTGGTCATAGCCGCTGCGACCGCCCAGCTGGCCGACCACTTCGCCTACGAGGGCCTTTATGTTACGTTGCTTCTTTGTCATCCCGGTTGTCCGTCCTTTCTCGCTGCCAGGCGGCCTGCTCGCGTTCCAGCATTTCGAGCATGTCGGGCGCGCTGACACCGTATTCTATTGCCAACTCCGCCAGCATGGCGCCGAATAGCTGCGGGGTAAAAGTCGGCGTGGCATCGTAAAATGTCAGCACGTCCTGGCGCGCTTTTCTGCTGTTGCAGCTCTTGCACGCCCGGGTGAGGTTGCTGGCTACGTGTTCTCCGCGGCCCAACGGTTGAATGTGATCGAGCATTACAGCCTCGCCCGGTGCGAATTGATAGCCACAGTAAGAGCAGGTCGGCTTGCTTCGTTTTAAGAGATAGTCATCGTACGACAAAAGGTCGAATACACCATTTCTGCGCATGCGCGTTTGGATGAAACGCCATGCTCGGCGCTCAAGTGTCTCGCTCATAGGCCAGCACCTCCGATGACTTCCAAGATGCCGACCGCTGCTGCTGTTACGCTGTATATCGCGACAATATCTACTATCCAATTTCTGTATAATACGTTACCCATCTCCGCACCACTCCGCTCCGTTTAGTTTTTTTAAAGGATTTTTATTCCGTCAGCTTCAAAATGCAAGTGACACTTCCACGCCTCGCCGCCCACTGGTCGATCAGCCTGCGCCGCTGTAAGCTCGCGCTGCGCGAATGGTACGTCCGAAACAATGTTCGCGGCTTCCGTTTCGGCCGGCAGGTTCTCGCAAAAATCTGATAGACTCTGATAGGCCGCCGCTGCCAGGTGCCCATAGTAAATCGACTCCAGGCCGGGCAGAGCGTCGCCTGCATCGGTGGTGGCCGAGATTTTCACGTCAAAGGTATTCCGTTTGGTACGTTGTACTGTCTGGCTAATGTTTACGATCACTTCGCATCTCTCCTCAACTTTGATTTATAATAAAAAGCCAGGCTGCTTTGTGCGGCCCGGCTCTCTATTTCTTCTTAGTAAAATTGTTTCTGATTGAAAATTCTTCAATCAAGGCTTCTGGCGGATTGCCTCGTTTACGGTAAAATATCGCCGGGTTGATCCTGTAAAATGTACCATGCCCAGTTTTTATTTCACCGAATACATATTCGTCGCCTATCTTAAGCCTCATCATTTTATTTCTTAGCCTAGCCTGGTCTTTCATTCCCACAAGTCTTGAAAGTTCCATTTGATTAAAAGCCTGCGTTTTTCTTACATCTTCTTCATAAGGGTTTTTACAAATGGTATTAGTTTTTAAATGGACGTACGGAAGTAGTTTATATACCATGCCTACATCCCGAGCGGATGTTCCCCCATACATTTCTCGTATCTTAGTCTTAAATGAGCGTATTACTGTTGAGTTATTAGTTTTCCCGCGAAAATGGTAATTGTCATTAACGTAGTAATAACCGTCCTGCTCAAAAATGAGATTGTGCTTCTTCATTTCGCTCATAAAGCTTTGATACATCCGCTCACCAACCCCTAAGTATTCTTTAATGTCAGCCTTTCTCATCGGAAGTGACGGTCGTTTATTAGTAACAAGGCGATTGTTGTAATCTATGTATGTTTGGATATATAGAAAATGACCTAAGTAATTATCTTTAATTTCCGTTAAGACCTTGATGCTCTCCATATTTGAAAAAGTAAACTCAGGTTGACGTCCATTCCCTTTCTGCAATTTCTTTTTATAGCTCTCTATTTGCTTTTTACTTCTAACAACGTGCGTTTTTTGGGGCGCGCTCACCCTGATTTCCCCTGTTTCCTCATCAATTTCGGTTCTTGTACCTTTAAAATATTCATGTTCATCAAATTTAGACACGTAATTCACTCCTTAACCTGCAATTTTTTTGTCATTTCAAGGTGCTTTTGCAATTCTTTTACTTTCAAAAGTTCTTCATCAGTTAAGTTCATCGTTTTTAATAGCCGTTCGTAAAACCTTTCAGTCAAATTTCTTTGATTAGATTCCAGTAAATAGATGTAAGTCTGGGTCACTCCTGTGATCGATCCAAGTTGCGCCTGTGTTAAGTTAAATAATAATCTAACAGCCTTTAAAAACTCCCCTGTCATATTAGATCACCCCTCCCCTTCACCGTTGTTTTTACAACTATCTATTTAAAAAAAGCGGAACTTTTACCTTCCTACTATTACCGCTCAGATACCCCGGAAAATAGCGGTTTTTCTATGTTCTCAGCGATTTATTTTCACGAATTTTCATATCCCGCTGATAGTCACGCGTATAATACTGAGCGCCTTTCGTATTTACCTCGTCTATTATCCAACCTTCCATTGCTCGCTCGTTCTTACTGAAATTATCAGCGGCCGTCTTGCTTAATTTATCTCTTACTGCGTTCTCTGGCAGTGCGCTTCCGGTTGCTGCTTTTCTTCTTTTTGCGTTCTTCTCCGCATGTTTGTGAGCATCGCAGCAGTATCGTTTGCTCCCGTGTTTTTCCGCCCCTATAGCTGCGTAACAAAACCGGTACTGACATTCTCGCAGGCCGGCGATTTTTTTATCCGCTTCTTCCTTAGTCATATAACCTTCTTCCGCGAGACTTAAATAATCGCCGGTAACTGTCGGAACACTTTCGCCCGTTATCGGGTAATCTATATAGGTGTGTTCGAAGTCCTCCGCAGGTTCCTCCTTCATCCTTAATAAACGTTCCGCCTGTCGATCGAGCTTGTCTCCTAGCTTCGAAAGAATTTCTTTTCCGCTGCTATAATTAAGAAGAGATTCGCCGCGAGTGTTGTAGAAAAAGTCGGTCGCTGTCCGACGTGAAATAGCGGCCACCATGACATAATCGCGCATTCTTTCTTTTGCATCCGGATTTGTTTCGCGAATTTTGAACGAGATCCACGGATTCAGCGCCTCGACTATACCGCCGGAAAATTCTAATTCTTCCGCCACCCGCTCGTAGAATGTAACCATATGGCGCTCGCCTTCCCCTAACTCGTTAAAGCACGGCGGGCAAACGTCGCCGTAATCTTTGTTGAACTGCTTTTTTGAGGCGGAAACTCTTTCTCCGCAGTATTCACAGTAGTTGTATTTTGACATTAAAGTTCTTTCCTCCTTTTGCATTTCTGCATTTCGTGCATACCACTTCTGCATTTCGTGCATACCCTATTTCGGCCTTCAAAGCCCGCCATAGAGCCTTTTCTTCGATAAAAGCGGCAAACTTATTTCTTTCAGTCTTTATGTTCTAAAACAAACGCAAATATACTGATACTAGCGGTATTAAACGCAAGATGGCGGCACTATTCTAATTCTCATACACTGCGCCTGCGGCTTGTGTTATCTAACCTTATCGCGAAAATGTGTATCAGATTAACAAGCGGCGCCAGCCGCGCAGTTCGGGGGCGCTCTATGCCCCCGCCCATTCTCCGCGTTTGTATACAAACAACGTAGAATAACCGTCATTACGTTTTAACTTTACGCATATGATCGCTGATCCTCTGACTAAGACCGAAGGTGCTGCGGAAGTAAAAGACAATCTGCGCGCCTTCCTTCTGTATAAATTCGATCGTATAGCCGTCTTGAATCAGGCGATTGGCGAGCGTTATGCTATGAACCGGCCGGTCGGGCGTATTATATCGTGTCATCAGCGCCCACCTCCCTCCCGTTAAACTCCGCCTCAACGTCGCGCATCCTGGCGAGCTTGGCTTCCGTTAGCCCGAACGTAAATATCAGCCGGGCAGCCAGGCGGCGCGAAACCGCCCGGACGCCGGATTCAACGTTGCAAATGTGCGTGTCGCTGACGTACAATGCTGCGCCCATTTCCTGCTGGGTCAGTCCGTATACGCGGCGTATCATGCGCATTGTGTGCCGGTCGATCGTCATACGTTGGCTGCCTCCTTTTCTTCGAAGATGCTCCGGCCTTTTATTTTTTCCTCCAATAAACATTCTTCGAAGGCGAACAATATAAGAGCAAATTCGAATTCAAATTGATTTAAATTGAACCCGTCGTTAATTTGTTCAAACAAGGCCAATAGATGATCTCCACAAAATTCACGGATTATATCTCCATAAATTTCAACTTTATAGCCCCGGCCTAAGGCTCCAGTTATTTCGAAAAACCATTCTTCGACGTCTTCAAACTCGCGTCCTTTGAAATCTTCCTTCACTTTCTTAGATTCAGAATATACATATACTAAAAATAGGAACGTTTCTTCATAAACCATTTGAAGCTGATCTACTGTTGGTAAGACGAGACCTAAATCATTAATCTCTTCCCAGTGAAAATCGTCCTTTAGGTGTTGAAGGCTTTCTAATTTGTCCCAGCCGAGATTCTCAAATGTCATTTTCATAGTTATTCCTCCTAGAATTAGTTGATTTTTCTTTTCATTTCGCGCAAAAAATATCGACGCCGTATTCTTCCCGTAAAAACTCCGCCGCTTCTGCTGCCTCGCCCTCGCTGTCGAAGTCTGTCCGCCTCAGTCTGTCGATCACTTCTGCCGGCTCCATTGCATCGCCTCCTACTCTACATACTCCGCGCCGACCAAATTTACGTCACTTTTTGCGAAAAAACTTTAAAATTTCGGCTTTCAATTTTTCCGCCTACTATATATAGCCCCCCTAATTCGAAAATGCGTCACTTTTCGGCGAAAAAATTTCAAAAAAAGAAGCACCCACGTTTGGGCGCTCCTATGTATATCTTAAGTTTGGCGGTCCTTTTATTCCCGGCTGTTGGCGCAGCCTTTAAAAAACGGACAAATGACTATATAAATCACGCGAAGCAGTATGCCGCCTCCTGGCGCAGCATCATTTCGACCAACTGCCTGCCTTCCTCCTTATACTCTACGTCCACTTCGCGGCCTTCATCCGTTACTATGTACAGCATAGCCGGCATTGCCGGGTCGTAACAGTACGACACTTCGACCGTCAGCCGCCCTACCTTCGTGCCATAAACGACCATCGGCAGATACTCCGCCTGATCCTGGACGGTCTTTGCTTCGAATGTCGCCCCGGCCGGCAGCGGCATGTCGACCGCCGCCCGCTCTAGGACGTCCTCTGCCGCCGCTGTGTCGATGGCTGGGTCGGCGATTGCAAGCGCTAGTGCTTCGCGATCATTACGGTTCATCATAGCGCCACCTCCCCGGCTGTTTCTTGCGCTTCGACTACGACGCCTGGCTCGTCCTTTAACTCCGCGATAGTTTCTGCGGGCACATACAGCGCCCCTACAACGTCACTGACGCCCAGGAAGTCGGCGGCAAGGTCGGCCGGCACGGCGAGCGACTCGGCGCCTGTGTGGACGTGTACGGCGGGCTGTGCTGCGGGCAGGGTCGGCTTGGTCATGCGATAGGTTACGTAGGTCATTTCGATTCCTCCAGTAGTTTTTGCGTAGTATTTTTCGTGACAAGGACGGTGCTCCGTTGTAATTCGCGATATTGTTCGAAGTACGTAAACTGCACCAGGCGGTAAATGTGGCTGCCAATTTTGCGGGAGCCTGTTACGATCGACGGGTCGCCGCCTACTTCATCGACAACTTCGTACAGTTGGCCGGAATAGATGATCGTTTTCATATTTCGATCGCCTCGTAGCTTTCTGCGATTTCCTGCGCGGTTATGCCGATGTACCTCAGCGTCACAGCCGGCGCCTTCTGGCCCAGAATCGCCATGATTCGCGTAATGTCGACGCCCTGCTCATACAGCGCCAGCCCGAACGTTTTCCGCAGCGTGTGGCCGCCGATGGCGCCGTCAATGCCCGCCCGCTTGGCTGCGTCGTTCAAGATGCGATAAGCCTGCGCTCGGCTCAGCGGCCGGCCCCCTTTTCGCGAAGGAAACAGCGGCCCGGCCGCGTCGATTGTGCCGGCTTTCAGTTCCGCCTGTACGGCCGCCTGCAGCGTTTTGCTGATCGTAATGGTGCGGCGTGCGCCCCGCTTGCTTTCGCGGACTGTGAGCGCCTGCTGGCCGGCTATGTCGGCAGTGTTGAGCGCGAGTAGGTCGCTGACCCGCAGGCCTGTCGATGCGCCGGCGATGTACAGCAGCTTGTTTCGGCCGTGCAGCGCCTTCTTAAAACGGCCGCGTTCTTCGGGAGTTAGCGCTTTTACTTCGTTCATGTCGTTGTCCTCCTTTTACGTAAATAGTATAACGTAATTCGTTACAAATAATTGCCTTACGAATTTCGTAATTGCTATGTCTACGACTATACAGCGCCTGCCTGCCGCTGTCAATACTTTTACTTACGAATTTCGGAATCATCGCGAATGTGGTACGATACACTTAGAGGAAAGGAGGCGGAGGTATGTCGCAAAAATTAGTACGCTGTAACCTAAAAAAACTGCTCGACGAGCGCGGTATGCTGCAGAAAGAACTCGCAAGAAATACCGGCATCAGGCCGGCCACAGTGAGCGCATTGTATACAGGGAAAGTGCGGCATTATCCGGCTGACGTGATCGAGCGTATTGTGAACGAATTACAGCTCGAAAGTGTGTCCGAGTTAATTACGATTATCGATACGGAAGATGATGCGCAAGAATAG